CGTCGCTGTCCTCCTTATCCGTATCCGCCTTCTTCTCAATATCTCCCCTGATACGCTTCGCAAGCTTCATCAGGAACGGCGGGAGCTTCACGCCTATATCTATCATATTCTCCAGGACGGATATCACCTCGTTGCACATGAGCCACGCGCAAACGACGATTGCGCACACGAACGACACCTCAAGCTGAATCCCGATGTTGTTCGCGGCGTATGTAACGAGCCAGTCCATCACGCCGCCGACCACCACGAGCAGCCACATGCAGACCTTCTTCACGATCCCCCGGAACGACTTGTAGCTGCTTATCTTCTCGCTGCGGTACTTTGCCGCCGCAAGCCCGGTTCCGTAGTCTATAAGCTGGAGCAGCACCAGCAGCAGGAACGGCACGGCTACCACACCGAGCCACGCGAACAGCGCCGAAAGCAGCGCTGTGAATCCGATTTTTTCAAGTTTGTCCATTTATTCCTCCATTTCCGCCAGCTCCGCACGGAGCTGGGCTGCTTCTTCCTCAAGCGCCTTGAGCCTGCTCTTATCCTCGTCAGTGCCGACGCCTGCGACTATTGCCGCAAGCGGGCGTATACGCTCCCGATCAATCTCCGCGAATCTGCGGGATATTTCTGCGGCTCTGAGCCTGTGTTCCCGGGCGGCGCGCTGCTCGTCTGTTTCGCGCGGCTCGATATCATCATAATTCTGCGACATATGCGTATCCTCCTTCTACTGCCTTGATGTCTGTTATCTTCCGCATGCTCGGGCGCAGGTCGAACGGGTCAATGTCGTTCGTTGTCCGTACCTGATAGTAGCGCTGGCACTTCGCAAGCTCCGCGGCGTAGTCGGGCGGAACAAACGGGGTCGCAAGCGACCCGCCCTCCAGCTTCACCCATGCGAGCTTCAGGGAGTTCCCGGCTTCGGTGCCCTTGTTGAATCCGATGGAGACTGCGGAGATGTACTCGCCCTCGGGAAGGTCGACCGATACCTTGTTCACTCCCTCGCGGAGCACCGAAGTATAGTAGCTGTCCACGTAATCCCCCGAAGCGTTCACGGTGCGGATTCTCGCCGACCATACCCCGGATACCTCCAGAACGTTCAGCGAGAGCGTGTACTTTCCGGGAGCAAGCGGGAATTCGATATTCTGCCAGAACGCATGGGTATTTGAAGTCAGCGTTGCTGTAGCAGTCAGGCGGATTCCGTTGGTTTCCGGAGCAGCTTTGCACTTATCAGTGGAGATATACCACCTGTCCACGGTGTAGCCGGTGGAATACTCGTTCTGTCCTCGCTGATTTACCCGGAAATCCGGATTGTCAAGCTCGTTCTTGCCGCTCAGCGTATTCCAGTACGCCTTCTCATCGGCTGTTACGTGGATATCCGTGTCAGCCGCGTGCGCTTCTATGGCGGCTCTGGCTACGCTGTCAGCACCCGAGCCGCCCAGTGCTGCCGTCTTAAAAGGGCATGCGGTGTAATCGCTCCCGACGAGCTGCACCGATCCAGTCGTCCCGAGCAGGTACACCGCTCCGCAGGCTCCGTATATCGCCGCTGCCTGTCCCGCCGGAATGCTGACTACTCCGTCAGCTCCCGCTGTAACGCCCGGAGCAGTGGACGCGTACACGGTAGCCGTGCCGTCGTTCCTGAGCCAGGCGTTTGTGCCGCCGCTGTAATCTGCCCTGATTTCCTCGCCGGTGAGGACGATTGTTTTTGATGTCATGATTTATCCCTCCAAAAGTACCTTTTTGCCGTTAACATAAATTGTATCTCCGGTGAACGACAACATGTTGTTGCCTGCCTGGAAATTTAAACCGCCTGAGCTGCCGGTGATGTGTATTCCACCGCCTTTTATGTCCAGACTGCCGCTGCCGTGATCATCTCCGACATAAATATTCGTACCGCTGCCGCCGCTGATTTTTATACTGCCATATTCGACCTCGATCGCACAGCCTTGCATACCATTTGCGTCCGTAATGCTTAGCCCCAGATACTTCAGCTTTTGCGACCACATTAGCGATAGCTGTTTATCACCGTCAACGCCTTGCGCTGTTATCTGAGTAATGTCGCTGTCCTTGTCTTTGGATAAATAGGCGCATGCGGCGCTGCCGTTCACGTCGTGCAGCATGCCGTCTCCTCCTGACTGGCTGAGCTGCTTCCTCAGCTCGTCTATCTGCTTTTCTGTCTGGGATTTGGGCTGCGTGCGCTGCCTTGATTCTGTAGAAGTCTCCGCAGAATAGGCCGTCGCCACGGATTCCTCCACTGCTGACAGGGACGAGGGCATGCTGCATTTTATTGTGTGCTGCCCCCGGTACCTCCAGATCTGAGAGGTGATCATGCCTGTTGCATATCCCCGGTCGGTGTCTATAGCGCCGCCCCGCAGCCGGACATAATCCCCGATCTCAAGAGCAGGGTCGCCGGTGAAACTCGAATCAAAAACGCGGTTCAGGCATTTGTACATCTGCAAAAGCTCGTTGTTGAGCACCGCCGCGACAACGTCGTCGGAAAGCTCCGCAAGCAGCGGATTTTCGTTCAGTTCCATGACCGCGAGCTTCTCGCTGCCGCCCGCTGATATCTCACTTGTGGAGTACACCGCAGCGCCGTTTCGCCTGGTGAACAGCTTCGCAATGCAGGTCGTATCGTCAGAGAAATCCGTATTGAAGCGGATATTCCCGGCTATTTCACGCACCGGGACTATTACTCCGCCGTCGTTCCTCTCACATGTGAGCGGCACGAATTCCAGCTCGTTGCTGCGGCTGATTCTCGCAAACGAAGCGGTCATCATGCCTACATACATCAGCAGGTCGCGTTCTGTCTGGATACGCGCCGTGTTTATCTTCGCGGTCTGCGCCGCGTTCGGCAGCGCTTCAAACGCCGTCTGTGTCATTCCGAAGCTTAACCCGGCAGCAGTACACGCGCCGCACACAAGCTCATACAGCGTGCCGGAGCGCTCGGTCGCCTCCACATCGAACAGTGCCATTCCATCGAACGCGGAAAGCGTTACCGTGTCGTTCCGGCGCTTTATCGACGAGCCGTCCACATAGAAGCGCCCGAGCGGCACCGTCTCGGACTTCGCAGCCTGCATATCGCTGTCGTGGTACAGAATGAACGCGAGCCGTATCGCCGCACCGTCAAGGTCGCTGGTTTTCCCCGCGAAGCCTTTAAGGGAGCAGGAAAGCTCCCCGGAGTACACCCCGCCGGGGCGGAAGTCCCCGCGGCCGTTCATTTTCTGCGTTATAGAAAGGGAACCGGCGGCAATATTGTCGTCGGTCAGGTGAATTATAGTGCCGTCCCGGAGCCTTGCCGCGCCGCTTATCCCGGTGTACCGGACCGGCGCTTTTATAAGCTCCCTATAGGTATCTGAAACATTGTACATATCAATACTCCGTGAATGACGTGGTGAAGCTCCACCAGCTCTTTTCCGGGTCGGAAGGCTCCCAGCGGAGCACCTCCGGTTCTCGGCTCGGGTCGGCGTAGCACTCCATCGTGCTGAACTGAACGTCGGCGGGCTGGTTGATGTCGAAGAACCTGACCTGTATCTTCGGGGGCTTGATAGCCTCGCGTATCTTCCGCAGGTCAGGGGTCTGCACTATCCAAGTGAACGACATCTTCCGGACGTCCGACCTGATGATGTCGCGGGTAGCGTACATTGATTCCGACCGCCCGGAATTTTTGCTGTCGTAGTCCTTATAGAGCGGCTTGAAGCTGCTTGGCGTGGGCATTTCTACGCCGTCTATCTTTATGATCGAGGCGGTTTTCTCGGACATAAGTACCTCCTTTCGGGCAAAAGAAATGCGCCCTTTTTCAAGAGCGCATAAGTATATACGGTTTGAGTTACCTGAGTGCGCAGGAGCGAATAGCCAGGCTTATAACAGGTAAGAGCGACACCAGCGTCAGGATAAGGAAAAACACCGCTACGGTCTTTATGGACGTTATGTCCTTTGTCTGCTTCGCAACGAGCTTTTCGACCTTCTGCTGACTTTCAAGCAGCGCCGCAAGATTCGCATTGATTGACGTCATAGCCGCCATCGTCTGCTCCTCTGATGTAAGCGGGATTATCGGGTTTGTTTCCGGAGCTGCGTCTGTTTTCTGTAATTCAGTCGCCATTGTGATTCCTCCTTTATTTTTCCTTTCGGAATTAAACAGATTATATCACATCTCATTGCAAATGTCAATACCCATTTGACCGGGTCTGCTCATTGTTCTGATACTGCGTTGTGTTTTCCGCTATAATTTGCCCGTCCAGGTCAATATAATTGTGGAACTCTATTATCTGCGGTGCCGCCGAACTGTCGGGGAGCTGAACAGGACCCGTCATTGCTCCGCCGCTGTATACTGCACCTGGAATGCTGCTCTGCTGTGTGGAATAATCAGCGTAATCGTAGCCGCGCACCTGCCCTGTTTCCTCAAGGGACTGCTGCAAGCCGTAAGCGTAGGCGATACTCAGCATATCACCGTATCCGTTATCGTCGAAGAACTTCTGCTTTGCGCTGTCGGTAAGGTAATCATTTTTGACGGAGTTCAGCGCGTCTGCCGCATTCATTCCCCGCTTCAAGCGTTCTAGGAGCGCGGAGTTCATGTCGTCGTACAGCGTTTCAAGCTCGCCGGACATCTGGTCTATCTTCATTACGTCGACAAGGTCGTCAATAGTGATCTGACCCGTGATGTATTTAAAGAAAAAATCGCGAGTGTCTAATGCCCCGGCTGAAATCAGCTTAGACTGGAAATTATACAGAACGCTACCAAAGCTCATGAATATTCCGTCCCACACCTTGAAAGCCGCCTGCTGTATGGGTGAAGCGAATGATTCAATTGAATTCTGAATAGTTGTTAAAAAATTCTCAACATCAAGTAGAGCTTGCTTATGTTCTTCCGTGTTCTCGTCAATCATGAATGCCTGATATAGAGTACTGCCGAGATTTTTCAAATCTTCCGCGAACCAGCCAAAAACAGGTGTCTGCTTAATTGATTCATACCATGCCAGCAGTCCTTGATACTGCTCATCGCTGTCCCAGAATTTAAAAGAGTTGAACATTGTTTCAAATCCCGTCCCGATATCCCCGAAGGTAGTCGAGAACGTATCCGCCAGCCCGTCCAGGCTGAAATTATTCAGCTCGTCCATGCTGTTGTTTACGCCTGCGAGATCGTCGGTCAGTCCTGCGACAGAATCCTGCGCGGATTCTGCGCCGTCCACTATCGCACTGAAATCTACACCCCCGGTGCTGCTGCCGGAATCGAATATGTTCAGCGTGTCGATGTCCGCGAGCTTTTTCTTGGCGGTATCCGCACTCTTGCCCAGCCCTGCCATGCTGTCAGAAAGGCTGTCCGTGCTTTCGGCTGCCTTGTCGGCTCCGGCGGCGGTATCCTCCATCGCAGCGCCTTCTGATTCGTTCATCTCCCGGGCGGTCGCTCCGACCGAAGCCACGATAGACAACAGTCCCGCCAAAATAACGAGCCACCCCGCCGCAGCCTTCATGATATTTGCGCGCTTTGCTTCCTTCGGAATGAGGATATTGAGCAGGCTGTTCCATTTCTCATTTGCGGCAGTCCACAGAGCATGCGCCTTAGTCGCCGCCGGGATCGCTACAGCGGCGCCCACAGCTATCCCGAGCATTGTTTTCGCGCTCGGTGACATGCCGAGCAGGTACTGACCCGCGCTGTTCAGCCCCTCGCCGAGCGATACGACGAGCGGCGTTATCAGCTCCAGACCGTCCCGCGCCATCGTCAGAAGCGAAGTCGCGGTCGGCAGGAGCTGCGTTCCGAGGTCGGCGGTAAGGTTCTCAAGCTGCGCCTTTGCGGTCGTCAGCGAGCCGGAGAACGTGTCGTTTTCCCGGGCGTAGTTCCCGGCGGCGTACTCCGTCTTGTCAAGGAACATCTGCATTGCTGCGCTGACCTTCTGCTGCGTGGTTTCGAGCTTGCCGAGCCCCTTTTCCTGCGCGTACGCCTGGAGGGTCGTGTCGTTCATGGCAACCCCGAGATTGTCCATCATCGTAAAATTGCCCTTTGCCGCGCCGGTGACGGCTTCCATCGCGTCCTTGACGTCAACGCCCATGATGGAAGCCACATCGGAAGCCCTCTGCATGACCCGCTGCGACATCGCCGAAGCGTACCCGGTATCGAAGCCGGAGCCTTTCAGCAGAGCGCCCATCTTGTTTGCCTTCGCAAGGTAGTCGGATTCCGACAGCCCCATGTCCTTGTACGCGGTTGCGGCGGCTTTCCTCATGGATTCCGCATGCTCCGAGAACACGACCTCAACGCCGCCGAGCTGCTGCTCAAGCTCGCCGCCGGACATTATGCTGTCGCCGATTATCTTTCCGATACCGAGCGCCGCAAGCTTGTGCCCGAGATTCGTGAAGAAATTCCCGATATCATCGGTGGAACGTCTGGACTGCTCCTCCAGGTCGTCCAGCCTTCCTATTACATCGCCGATAGCTTCGTTGAACTTCCGGTCGTTCGCGGAAATGACTATGTTCAGCTCCTCAACGGTCATGACCCGCCTCCTCTCTGTAATGCTGATTGTGGACGGCCGCTATCCTCGCCATCGCCGCCTGCGAGCGCTTCCATGCCGGAGTATCGTCCTGCATGAGCGCCCCGAAATGCCGCTCCGGGGTCTGCGGGAAGCTCCTCGGAGCATTCGTAGCAAGCCCGGTCAGGTACGCCGTATGCCAGGCGAACACCGCGCGGCTCCGAGCTTCATCAGTGCGGCGCTTCACGGCGGAGCTGTTCAGGTCGCAGAGCTCCGCCGGGGTGAGGTCGTAGAACTGCTCCGTATAAGCGCCGCAGTCTACCGCCGTTTTTCTTAGCTGGGCTATCAGTTCCCCTGCGCTGCACGGTCGAGGAGCTGCCCCTGGATTTTTTTTGCGGCTTCTACGGCTGACTTCGCAATGAATCCGCCGTTCTTCAGCGCGGTCATGACGACCTCGGACGCGTCCTCTATGGTGCCGCCGTTATCGACGAACTCGTCGTACGCGTCGCACGCCTCGCTGTGCGAGATATCCGCGCCGCATGCGATGAACCGCGTAAGTACCCCGACCCTCTGGCAGCGGGAAAGTCCCCGCAGCAGGTCGCAGTCAAGCTCTGATTCGAGCTTCTCAGCCCGGCGCGCAGTAAAGCGCAGCTCCAGGCTCTTTTCATCGGATATCTTCAGATATGCTCCTGTCATGTGTTACCTCCGTCCCACACCAGCTTGCTTTCAAGCGTAACGCTGAGAGTGTACTTCATAGCCTCGCCGACATTGCCGCCGTTAACGTAAACGGTGGGCTTGCCCTCCCAGGCGTAGGAAGTTCCGTCGGGATAGTTGAGCTTCCACTTGATTTTATCTCCCGTTTCCTCAAGCTCCTTGAGCTTTGCGAAATTCTTCTTTATCATCGTTCCGGCGTCAGGATCTTTTTCCTTGTTGTAGAAAAATCCGAACTTCATATCGCTGACGTCGGGAATACCTCCGATGTAGCGCTCGTTAGCGTCGCGCATGTTCGTCACCTTGACCTTGGGCGGGTCGGCGCCCATATCGGGGTAGCTCTCCAGACCGTACAGCTCAAGCCATGTTGCGCCGTCGTCGGAAGAAAAATCAAGGTGCGTATCCTTTGTTAAAAGCTCCATATTTACCTCCTGTAAACTAGTCCTGTGTGTTCGTCTATCGCCGCGCTGAACGTCAGCGTACGGCGGTGCAGTCCGTCCTCACGGATATCCGCGCCGGAGTTCCGGACGAATCCCCGGGATATCAGCCGCGCGGAAATATTCAGCGCCGTTTCAGTGCAGCGCCGTAAATCCGTGTCGTACACGTCCACCTGGAACGACACCGCCGCGAGCCGTTCCTCGCCGGAAATAATCGTGCCGGAACCCATGTCCAGCGGCGTGAGTATCGCCAGCGGGAACTCCGGGACTATCTCCGGGAACTGCGGCTCCAGCCGGACTATATCCTCCACCAGCGGCGGGATAATAATGTTGATATCAAGCATTGTCTATAGCCTTTCTCAGTTCCTCCGCGACGATGGCGTATATCTTTTTCTCCTCGTTCTTCCCGACCGCCGCCCGGAGGAACGACTGCGCCCTTTGCCCGTGCGAGGTGTGCCAGTTGCCCTGCTCGTCCTGCCAGCGCCAGAACAGCTTTGCGGTGTGCGGCACTCCCGGGTCGCCCTGCGTGCCGGTGCCGAACTCCACGAATATAGCGTATTCCTTGTTGGTGCCGACCGTGACTACGCCCGGCGCGAGCCGCTGAACCCGGATACTGTTCCGGAGTTCGCCGGTGTCCACCGGGCAGAGCAGGACTGCATTTCCGCGTATCTTCTCGCCGCCCTTGAGCAGGGCGCGGTCGAGGACTTTCCCGCTGTCCGCGCGGACGGACTGCATTTTCTTGATAAGCTCCTGTATCGTCATATCAGCTCGCACACCGCCTTCCTGACGTTGCCGTAGGTAGTCACCCCTCTGACCTCGTATGTGCCGCCTGGGAGCTCCACACGGTCGCGCTCGCGGATATCCGTGCCGATATCGCAGAAAAGCTGCACCGAGCGGCTGAACTTCACGCCGTACTGTTCGGCGGTGGCGCTGTCGGAGAGCGGCTGTACCTCCGCACGGATATCTCCGGCAGTCTCCCAGCTCGTTTCAGTTCCGATGTAGGAGCTTTTCGCGGCCGCAGGGCGGGTCAGCTGGAGCGTTTTAAGCCTGTTCTGTATCAGCCGTATAGAGCACCCCCGCCTTTCTGGGATAGTTTTTCAGACGTGCCAGGAGCTCCGGCGGAAGCCCATCGAAGCTCTGGGAAATGCCGCCCTCGCTGCGGGAGGATTCCCCCTCAGCGCCGCGCTTGTTATACGCTATCACTGCAAGCTGAACCTGCACGGAAACGAGCCTTTCCGGGACTACATCACGCCCGATATAGTCGCGGACGGAATCCTCCGCGTCCGACAGCAGGGCGGTTATTAACCCGTCCTGCGAATCGTCCGTTATCCCGGCGAGGAGCTTGAAGCGCTCAAGCGGGGTCATGCGCCGACCGCCGCGTCGAATACGGCGGAAGCCGCTACGACCTTATCGTCCACAACGGAAACTACAGCGACCTTGTTTCCGGCAGTCGCGGAGATGATGCCGTCCGCAGGGACCTCGGTGAATCCAGTCGCCGCCGCGCCGAACTTCGGGACGGTGACGGAGCTGTCTGCCTTGTACATCAGTTTTCCGGCGGCGTTGCGCGCGATCCTGAGCCTGCCCCTGCCGGAACCGGCGGCGGTCATGGACGCTCTTATCTCGCCCATAGCGCCGAAGTGAACGCCGACGGAGCACTTCTTGTTCTCGGTGACGAACGCGTCGTAGTACACCAGACCCTCGACAAGATGACCCGCGATACCGGGAGGATTGTCGTGGATCTTGTATTCTGCGAGCTTCTCCGGGGAGCACACAGATTCGCCGTAAGCGATGATGAACGAAGCGCCGGCGGGCATTCTGCTCTTGGGAACAGCGACTATCTTCACGCCGTCGACGTCGCCGACCTGCCCGGTGATGAGCATGTTCTGCGCAAGCTCGGAAGCCTTGGTGTAGCCGTCGCACTGCTTTATCGCATTGAGGAACGCGTTGGAAACGTACGCCACTCTGCCGACCGCAGGCACCTCGTCGTCGCTGATGGCGCTGTTTATCGCGAGGAAATCACTGTATGCAGTGGAGTTGCTGGTGGCGCTGACCGCTACGTGCTCAGCCTTGTTCGCGGCGGTCTTGAAGCGGTAAGCGTCCACCTCCGGAATAACTACCTGGTCGAGCTGTCTGCGGAGCGCCTTTGCCGCGTCGCGGATACCCGCCGGGGAATCCACCGCGTTGGTGGCGTCGATGGTGAACGTGAACGAACGCTTCTGAGTGAGGGTCAGCTCCTCGGTGGTGTCCTCCAGCTCCTCGGGGTTGCCGTAGCGGTTGGAGCCTGTCGCCTTGTAGTCGTTCATTTCAGCGGTTCCCATGCTGTAGACCTTGACGGTCTGCGCACCGGTGAATTCGTACTTCCCGCCCGCCATCGAAGTGGTGAGCGCTCCGAGCCTGAATACTTCGTCGACCTTGTCAGAATACTTTGTTGCGAGATTTACTGCCATTAAAATTACCTCCTGTTAAACTCCCAGTCCGTCGAGGAATGGGTCCTTTGCGCCGGGGTCGCCCTTTTTCGGGGGAGCACCGGCTAGCTTCTTTGCTACCTCCGCGCTGACTGCGTCCGTGAAAGCCTTTGCGACTGCCACCGCGCTTGCTTCGATACCGTCGGGGTCGGAGATGTCCACAGCCCCTACCAGAGCGACGGGGACGTTCTTCTCCGCGAGGTACTCCTTTGCAAGGGCGGTGCGCTCCCGCTTTGTCAGAGCCGCCTCGCGGTCTGCGAGAGCCTTTTCCTGCTTCTCGCGCTCATGCTTCGACTTTTCGTCTGCTGTCATAGCGGCTACGCGCTCAGCCTCCGCCTTTTCGTCCGCCGCTTTCTTCTCCCAGCGCTTCTGGCGCTCCGCGATGATCTTGTTGAGCTCTGCCTGGGTGAACGTCTTTTCAGCGGGCTTTTCCGGTTTGTTTTCCGCCTCCGGCTCGGGCGTAGATACGTTAGGATCACCTCCGGCGGTCTGAGCGCCGCCCTGCTCCTGTGTGGTCTGAGTTGTCTGTTCGTCTGCCATAGTTACCTCCGTTTAACGTCCGTATGACTGTATTCCGCGCGGGCTTTTAGTGTCGTCAGCGTGTTTCGGACAATAAAAAAGCGCCGTGCTTCTCGCATAGCGCTTGATTATTCGTTTGAGATTCTAGCTATTATTTCAAGCTCCCGTTCGCTGAGGTGCCAGCGTTCTGCTTTCTCACGTTCTGCTTTCTCGCGTTCTGCTTTCTCACGTTCTGCTCTGACTTGTTCAGATACAAGCCAGCCGCAGCCGAAAACAGCTTTTTTAGCCGCTCTCTGGGAATCCAGAGCCGAAACACGCACGCTTGCGGAGCGGGGAACAACGAACTCTATTCCGTACCTTGCATAGGGATAAATCGCCGCCGTTGTCACCAGCTCCAAAGGATATGAGTATTTAGGAACGTGCTTTCTAAGCGCTGCGGTGTTTGCGGTATTCGCTTCATCGACCGCCTTGTAAAGCGTTGGAGAAGTCCGCGCCCTTATCTCGTGCGGTTCAAGGTTTGTAACGAACGACGTGCAGATAACCGCGCCGTTTTCGTATTCTATATCAACGCCTACCGGAAGTACTGTGCAAAAGTCACCATATCGGCAGCTTGTCAGAGTAGGAGCGAACAGGAAGAACTTTATATTTCGCTCAACGTAAAAGCGCACGATTTTTGAGAGTATGGAAAACGGCGGATTGTCCACAACAACACCGCCGCTGTAATCTTCCTTTTCATAGTCGCCGCCAGGGTAGAACGGACGCATAAACTTCGACTTGTCGAGTTTGTACTCGTTCGCCACCCAGTCCGCTATTGCCTCATACACAAGCGGCGGTGTATAGCAGTCGTCGGTCGTTTTCTTGGGCTTGAACTTCTCGATGAAGCCCTCATAATCTTCAAACTTTTCTTTGTTCTGGCTTGTTGCCATTTGCTCCTCCTTTTCAGGGCATAGAAAAAGCGCCCCATCAGAGCGCTTGATTATTCAGTTGTACGGTGAACGATTTGTTCACCGTTTGGAATGGAAAAGCACCCTGTTTGGTGCAGGGTGCTTAGTTTATTTAAGGCTTAGCCCATGTTTCTTTTATAACGGAGCCGTCATTCATACACTCGCGGATAACGCAATGCGTCGCATTTTTCTCCTCGACTTCGTTGTTTTTATCGTCCAGAAAATGTATTTCTGAATAGTCGCCGCCATTAGGGGTCTTTTCGTTGATTCTTTCGAATGCCATACAAATCACCTCTCAACCATATTATAGCACTTTATTTTTCAAAATGGAAGCCCTGTTGGGAAATTTTTTCGAGAATTCTTTTGCATTTTGCGCATATTCTGCAATGCTCTCTGCAAAATCTTCCGCCGGGGAATTTTCGCCATATGCTGTCGGTGATTTACTGCCTGACAATTTCTTGTCCTCGGCAATAGCTTTCTGCCATTCTTTTTCTTCGCTGAAACGTCCGCCACTTGCTGACAGATTGGTGTCGATATAATGCCCAGCTTCGTGGCAGTATGTTCGCACAACATAGTCAGGATCATGAGGGCGATCATATCGGTAGAATGTGATTTTATCTCCGCCTGTGGCATATGAATGCGTAAAGTTTTTGTACACTCTCTTCCAATAACTGTCGTCAGGATTGTAATAATCAACGAATTCAATGTTTTTCTGCGCTTTCTTCTTGACTTCTTCGGGCACTTTTTGCCAACAGCTTATCGCCTGCTCGGGCGTCATGGTTTGATGAGCGGAATCGTAATTCTTGGGGAAAATGAAACTCACCCCATCAGGAGTAGTATAAACGACCGCATTGGATTGTACCGACGTATTATATCCAAAGCAGTATTTCTTTTCCTCTACCCGACAATTAATACCTGCTATCGGGATTGTTGGTGCCGGGTCACTATTTGGAGGGTCAACATATTTCTCTTTCCACTGCTCATAGGTCATACCCGCAGGCACCTTAACGGTATTTCCGTCCTTATCCTTAGCCCGGCGCTCCAGACCTGCAAGCTCCTCGTCGCCGAAGTCCGCGATGGTGGTTGAGCGGCAGAACGGGTGCATGGGCGGGTAGTTCGTGCCGGGCTTTTTCTTTGCAAGCTCGAACACCTTGCCGTCCAGAGCCGCGCAGCACTCGCAGGTGCGGCTGTCGAGGGTCGCTACGAACCTGTAACGCTCTATCCCGGCTTCGCCGTACGCCTTTGCCTGCGCAGCGTTCGCGACGTACGCGCTCTCAGTCCGGACGATTCTCCGGGCGCAGAACGCGTTAACGCCGAACTGCTCCTGGAATATCCGCGCGGTCTTTTCGTTGGAGCGCCCGGAAAGCATGCTGACGAGCAGCTCGTTTTTGAGCCTAGCCGTCATGCCGCTTACGTCCTTCCAGATACGCTGTGAGTAATTTCCGCCGCTCCAGTTGGCACGCAGAATCCGGTCAACGTCCTGCCGGGGGAACTTCGAGAAGCTGAATCCCAGCCCCGTGCCTTTCTGAATGCTGAATATTTCGTGGTAGTAGCTGTCCTCCGCGACATTCCGCAGCGCTGACGTGATGTGCCGGTTCTCGGTCTTGTACAGCTCCCGGCACTGGCGGTTGATATCCCTGTTCAGCTCCTCTATCCGCGTAATGCGGTAGCGGTACGCCCCGGCGCTGTTTATCGCGTTCAGCAGAGCCTCACGCTTCTCAGGGTCACCGACCTGCTGCGCGGCTTTCCGGAGCCTCTGGAGCGCCGTTCCGTCCCCGGCGGCGTTCAGTATCTTTTTCGCTTCCGCTTCGGAGATACCAAACGACTGAATTCCGCGCATGACCGCCTTTACTTCCTTTTCGAGATACGCGGAGGTCTGCCGAATCGCCGCGTTCATCTCGGCGGCGGTGTCCTCGGCGGTTCCCATGCGGTCATACATGTCCTGAGCGGCGCGGCGCTCCCAGTAATCACGGCTGTTCATCGGTCATATCCGGCGGGAGGTTCGGGAAATCGTTCTGCTGCTCCCTGACCTTCTCGGCGGCTCCCTCCGGGTCGTCCACAAAGGGGAGAAGCCCTAGCAGGATTTCCCGCGGAACCAAATCCCGCAGCTCGGAAACAAGCTGCGCGACCTCGGTTTCATTGACGGGAAGCGCCCGAGTGAACTGTATCGAAATATCCCGTGCGCTGATAGTGGCTTTCCCGGTGGTGTTCAGCCAGTTGCAGAGAAGCCGCAGGCGCTCCTTCAAACCCTCCCGGAAGTAGCGCTCCTTGATTTTCGTTATCTGTTCAAACCCGAGGAGCTTATAGCGCATTGCAACGCCGGAAGCGTTCCCGCCGAAGCTCTCGTCGCTCATGCAGGGGACGTTCGCGAACTTGTGTATATCCTGCTCCAGCGACTTGCGGAGCACCTCCACGCTGTTCTCGTCGAACTGCCGCGTCAGCCATTCGGCGGAGCTGTCTGCGTCGAGCTCCAGCAGGCCGTTCTCCCGGAGCGCCTTGTAGCTTTCGGATTTCTCGTCGTTATCGTCGCCGAGGACTGAACCTTTAATAAGCAGTATCGCCTCGACGAACTGCTCCTTGTCATTCACTCGGTCACTCTGGAGCGTGTTGTACGCGTCAATGAGCGACAGAACAGGCTCAAAGTCGCTACCGCAGGTGGAGTTATTGTAAATCTCGATGAGCGGCACGCCGCCCATTCCGTGGGGGCGGTTTTCGTCCGGCAACTTCGGAGAAAAACCAGTATCGGTGACGAAATGCGTTATCATGCTAGCCGTGCAGAGATACACGGAATACCCGGTATCCCGGTTCGTAACGCTGTCGTGGAGTTTGTAATAATACACCCCGGCGACCGGCTTCTGCCGCACCGTGTCGTCGTAGATAACGAACGCCTGGCGCGGGTCGGGGGAATACAGCCGGGGCTGTCCGTCCTCGTCGGTGTAGATGAACTCGTACGCCGCGCCGAATATGCTTGCCTTCTGCGCAAGGTCTATGTCCTGAGTGTCGCTGTCAGCGGCTCTCAGAAGCTCCAGGAGCGGCTCTATGCCCTCGCCGGAATACTTCACCGGATTGCCCGCAAAGTAGCCTACACAAGTGTCTGAGATGTATTTCGCGTGATTGCACACCAGCTTGTTGTTCGCAAGGACTGAACGCTTCTTCCGACCGCATATCGGGTGATCGCCCTCATAGTAGCGCTCCAGCGCGTCGTATCTGGCGTGCGTGTGCAGGGTATGCTCCTTAATGAACTTGCAGGCGGCCTCCGGCGTGACCGGAGTTTCCCGCGATATCGTGAAGGGCTTTATCATCAGTAAATGCCCATCTCCTTTCTGTTGCCGATTCTGGCTTTCCTGCGCCCTATGTCGTTTTCAAGGGCGTATCTCACCGCGTCAATCGAGTGGTTATCCTTGTCCGGGAACTCGTCCCGGAAGCCGCCGTTTCCGTCCGGGATAAGCTCATACCCGCAGAACTCGCGCTTCGCGTTCGGGCAGGTCACCGGGTCGATGACTATTTCCGCGAGGTTCTGGAGCCAGGTTATGCCGTGCTCGACTGACCCCGCGCCTTTCTTCACGGCGGTGATTTTCAGCCCCCTGGCGCGGAGTTCGTCGTTGCTGCGCGGGTCGGCGGATTCGGCGTATATCGCGCCGTTCAGCGGGTTTTCTGCCTTTATCGCTTCCGCGAGCGGATCGTACTTTATGCCGTAGCGGTAAATCTCACCGAATATGTACAGCCGCCCCTTTTCAAGGGCGCAGACAACGTATGCGGTCGGGTCGGCGGCGTAGCCCCAGTCCAGGCCGCGGTGGATATGCGCGAACCCGGCGCGTTCCTCCGGGGAGATGGCGCGAACCGTGATGTTCGGGAACACCTCGCCGCCGGTGCCGGTGACCTCTCCGAGATACTCGTGCGCGTAGGCAGTGGGGTTGTTCCTGCGGAGGTATTCCGCTTCCGCGAGGAACTGCTCCCCGAGCCATTCCGGAGGAACTCCGCGATAATCGCTGTGGTGCACCAGCTTATCCGGCGCGGGGACTGTGACCTCTGCGTTTATCCAGTTGCGCTGGGACTTCGGCGGGTTATAGGTGTAGAACACCGTGAATTTACTGCCGCCGCGCAGCAGCGACTGATTTATCGTGCGTATCTCCTCGATCCCCGCGAACTCGTCCGCTTCCTCGTACCAGACGTACTTTATGTACCCTTTGTGCACCTTCGTAGATTTGAGCTTCTTCGGCTTGTCCGCGCCCCGGAACAGTATCCGCTGTCCGGTGGGAGTGTACACAAGCTCCAGCGGCGACAGCTTCGCCTGCCAGAGGTGGGAAACGCCGAGCTTGTCTATCGCCCAGAGGAGCTGCTCGTATACGCTGTCCTTGAGGTACAGCCCGACTTTGCGGATCACTACGGCGTTCGCCTGCGGATCCTTCATCATGCCGAGGGGTATTTCCGCGCCGACAAACGAGGACTTTGTAGAGCCGCGCCCGCCTTTCAGCCAGTAGTGCGTGTGCAGTCCGGCGGCAATGTCGCGATGGAGCGCATAGAACGGAGGTGCGATGATGTCGCGAAGATTAACCATCTGGGATATCGTCCACTATCTGGACTACGCCGCTGCCGGATACGTTCACCTTGTCGGTGAACAGCCCGAACCGCTTACCGAGGAGTTCAGCGGCTTTCAGGCGCTCGCGCTCGTCCGGAGGCTTCGTGATCGTCCGGGCTTCGGAACAGCCGTCGCCGACGCTCTCGACTACTACGACGGAAGCCTTGCTCTCTCCGCGAAGCACCGCCGTGAGGTACTCCATGACCTCGGCGGCGTCGGCGGTGCGCTCGTTGTGTAGCTGTTCAAGGCGCTCGTCGAGGTAGGCGCGGATAGTAGCATTTCGTAGCAATTTACTGGCACAGGCATGCGCGGCGTTATCGTTTTTCACCTTCGGATATGCGGCTTTATACGCGCGGGTTCCGTTCAGGTCTATCAGGTACTCGTCGCAGAAGCGCTTCTGCTTTTCGGTCATGGGATTCCTCCTTTCGGCATAATAAAAGCGCCCTCGCTGAGCTTGGGCGCTTTTCAGTATTTCATGATACTAGTATAGCACAGGTGAACCGAACAAAACGAACAACTTACAGTTTATTCATGAACCGGTTGTAAATCATGCGCACCCCGTCCGGCGAATTATTCCCGCCGACCTCATAGGCGACGCGCGTCCAGCCGAACAGGCTCACGCAGCGGTAATAGACTATCTGCCGGGTCAGGCTGTCGGGAATATCGTAGATGAACGCAACAGCTTCGTCGCGGCGCTGCTGAATCTCCTCGCGCTTGAGTTCTATGCGTCGCTCCAGGTCTACGCGCCTTTCGGCAAGCTCCCCGACCTTGTCGGACGTTCCGGAACTGCTCCCGGCGTTCGGCTGCGGCGAACGTACCAACGAACGGCAGCGGAGCCGTTCAAGCTCCTGCTCCCACATTCGCAGCTCCCGGTGGAGATAGTATATCTGCTCCAATTCTTCACGGGTCATTGGTATCAACTCTCCTTCTGTTCGCGACGGATCCGGTGGCAGCTTCTGACTATCTCATTATAGCAGCTTTCGCAAAGGTCGATTCTTGACCACTTGTATTTTACGCCTATTATATACCCGAGCGTATCTCTTACGTTGTGAGATTCCATGCGTTTAGCCTTGAGCATAAATCCATCTTTGGCGTTCATCTCGCCGCAGATATCGCACGACCTGCATTTTACTTTAGCCATTATCAGCCCTCCTGTTCCATTTGTCTGCGGCTTCCTGCATAGTTTCGCTTGCGCTATGTTGCCTGATTTCGTATGCGCAATTAAATATATCACTGTGTGAAACATAATAGCTCACGAAGCTGTTTTCCAGACACTCCAAGCGCATAATAATCGCCTTACCCCCGCAGAACGGACAGGGTTTCAGTTTGATTTCAGACATCGGTGTCACCTCCGTTTTTCTCACGTTTGGGAGGGCAAAGATCCATCTTAGCGCCGCATGATTGGCAATAATTCGTCCGGTGCTTACCGCCGTGCGTTTTGCAGCTGCTGCATATGTACGGTCTCCATGTGTATTCGTCGTACGGCTTCTGATATATCCAGTACGCATGCACCACCGGTGCGACATCGGCGGCAGGCGTATCTTCCGGAATGACGATGAAGTCTTTCGCCAATTCCTCAATGTGAGCCTCTGTCCAGACTGGCTCATCGTCTTCCGAAACAGAGGCAATGTACCAGTCCTGGAGATAGCCCTCACCGACCGCCTTGCTCTTGTCTATGTATTCACTCATTCCCACTCACCTCTTTTTCCTCGGCATCAAGATTATCCAGAAGCATTTTCAGAGTTGTTATCTGGTCGTCGAACACATCGATTCGCTCCTGCTGCCGAACTATTTCCGTCGCGGCTTTTCGCTTTTCGAACTCGCAGCGCGCAATCCCGCTTTTGATATATTCACGAATAGAATCCATTTTGGCTGATTCACTCACTTTCTCTCATCTCCAATCTCTATCTTGAGCCGCCTGCCGAGCCAGTCCAGCCCGGCACGGGTCAAGTAGTAGTATGTGTATCGTTCGCTCTGCTTTTTTTCTGCCAGTCCCAAGACGCCTGTCAGCTTGTCAAGCAGCTTGTTTCCGGACAATTTATCGCAGTAGTAGTTGCGATACGGCTTGTAGAACGCTTTTCCATGCCTGTGATAAGGATTGTGGCTATCAAGACCCACCGCATGCTTGCATAATTCCGTCAGCGCCGCAAGGTCTTTTTCGGACAAGTCCATTTCAAGACCCATATCTGTACCCATAGCGCCCAAGTGCTCTGTGTACTCCTCGTCACGTTTCTTGACCCAGTTCCATGGGTGTGTGCAGCCAAGCATACCGTCTTCGTGTTCTATACCATATTTGCCCTCTGCTTCAAAGCAGACATCGTCCTGAGCGATAGGGCATAACGGGCAATTGTCACACCTCATTCCCGCTCACCTCCATCAGTTCCGGGTTTGTCGTACGGATTGTCGTAGATGTTGCCGATTACTTCACATCTGCTTGCAATATGGCTGATTTCAGCGTTCCAACCATCAAATTTGCCCCTAAACTGCGCGTAGTCGCTATCGAAGACCACGATATATTCAATACCGAGGTCGTCAATGACATCTCCCTCAAATATCTTTGTTCCGAGCTTATCTTCCAGCCCGGTGAACTGACCGACGGTGCCGGGGTCAACTTTGTACGCTTCACTGTTGATTATACCATTCGTAAGGCTGTCAAATTTTCCTGTCATGATATAGTGTGTATCAAGTACGCAAACGTAGAAGCCCTTGACCCACTCGCCGTTGTCAATCCGCTTCCCACGAAAAAGTATCTCACGCATTTTTCTTCACCTCTACCTCGTCCAGCGCGGCGATTATCACGCTGGGCGTATTTACGTCCGTAAGCTCCAGGGAGTACGTCCAGCCGCCTTTCGCGTACCGCGTGATAACTCCCGATATCCTGCACCGGGAGGTTATCCCCATGTGCGTGTGCAGGACTACCGCGCCCTGCTCCGCTGCCTTGGTTACTTCTTCGAGCTTCATTCGAGCACCTCCTGTGTGCGTGCGGTTTCGCCGTCAGGCGAAATTCCCGCCCCTCCGGCGGGAAAGGCTGCACATAACTCGACGGAGTCAAGCACCTCGATTCTTACAAAAATCCCGGGAATCTGCGCCCAGAACTTTTCGCACAGCTCCGAAGCGACAAGTGCGTCGTCCTTCCAGAAGCCGACCGCAGTCATGCAGTCCTTGAGGAGCTTCTGCAAATTATCCGTGTCCGGCTTTGTCGTTCTGTACTCGCCGTCAGCGTGACCCTCTACTGGGAAGCACCACCGTGTTATCAGCCGAACTCCGCAGGTATACGGTTTATCCGGCTTATGCTTCGCGAGGTGCGCCGTGAGCTTCGCGCGGGCTTCTTTAAGCTCCGGAGGGTCGTAGAACACCGGCTTGCCGTTCCTGACGGAAACCTTGTGTTCCTGCGCCGTCACCGTCGGCGGTATCATCGGCAGGAAGAACTGCAATGAGGAATCCTCCAAGGGACACGCATAGAATTTATCGCAGCTAGGCATTGTGCAGCCCTCGCGGTCTGAATCATATGCGCCGCAGTTGTAACATTCATTTACCATATTATTACATTCTCCTTTCTGAGAAAAAAATTTGCTTTGTCAGGACAGGGGAAGGAGTCGTCGTGCGTAAGCTGTCGCACGACTACTTCCCCCCTGACCGGAGGGAAAGGGAAAAACCTATATACGTAGTATATAGATTTTCCTTCCCTCGGAAAAACTCGGTTTTTACCGACTTTTTCCCTCCAAAATGACGGCGGGAAAATCTCGACATTTTCCCTCGCACGGAAAGGGAAATTCTCCGACTTTTTCCTTTTGAGGGAAAGGAAATCATTTCGACTTTTTCCCTGCCTTGCCGTCCTCTACATAGAAGCCGCCGTGTTCTTTCAGACGTGTGCGGACTGTCTTTTCAGTCACTCCCATGTACTCCGCAAGCTCGGATATTCCGACTTCCTTGCCGTCCATACAGCAGAAGTTGAACGCGCTTTCAATAGACTCCTTACGCTCGTCCTTGCGTTCCTTGTCGGACTTTTTCTTGCTGAAATTCCGCTGCCAGGGCTGCGCAGGGGCGTCAAGCTGAATATCTTTCAGCACCCCCGACATATCTATCTTATGTATCGGATAATCGAACCACACGTTGACCGGCGGGAACTTCGGGAACTCTCGCAGAGTGCCCTCGATACGCCACGCGGAACGGCTTTCAGCCAGCTTCTCCGCCGCCGATATACTTTCCTCCGCCTGCCGCAGGGAATCCCCCGAAAGCGCGTTTCTGACGTGCTCCCGCATTGCCTTAGCCGTAACCATGTCGTCCTGTGAAATGCCGCCTGACTTGCCGCTGCGGACGAGCAGGTCATAGCAGATATTGCACACCGCCTTGTTCTGCTCCTCCCTGACGAGCGCCTCCGGAAGCCCCAGCTCGATGAGGTCGAGGAGCGCGTCCGGGTCGCGGGCGAACACGCCGGAGCCGGAGGCTCTGTCCATGCTGCGCTTCGCTCCCTGCGCTCCCTTTGAGTGATGGTGGCAGTATATCACCGCGCAGCCAAGCTCCGTGCAGACCTTGTCGAACTGGTTGCAGAAGTGCGCCATCTGGTCGGCTGAGTTCTCGTCGCCGGTTATGACTTTATATATCGGGTCGATGATTATCGCGAGGTAGTTCCGCTTTGCGGCGCGGCGTATCAGCTTCGGCGCGAGCTTGTCCATAGGCACGGACTTGCCGCGCAGGTTCCAGATGTCGATGTTCCGGAGGTTCTCCGGCTTCCAGCCGAGCGCGTTGTAGATGTCAGCAAATCTGTGCTCGCAGGAAGCCTTGTCCAGCTCCAGATTGACGTACAGAACACGTCCCTGGGCGACTTTCCAGCCGAGCCACTCGCGCCCCTCCGCGATAGCCGCACACAGCTCTATCAGCGCGAACGACTTGCCCGCCTTCGAGGGTCCCGCGATGAGCATTTTGTGCCCCTGCCGGAGAACTCCACCGATAAGCGGCGGCGCAAGCTCCGGCATGTCGTTCCAGAAATCCGCCGCGTTCTCGAAGCCCGGGAGGTCGTCGTTCACGCCCTCTATCCATTCCCGCCACTCGTTCCAGCCCGCCTTGCCGATGTTCGTATCGACTATGTACTGCCGGTTCTCGCCGCGCTGTACGCCCGGAATCCTCGACAGCCGCGAAGGATTGCGGTTCTGCGTGTCGGGCTGTAAGCCGTTCTTCTGGCATATCTGGTAGAGGAAATCCACCCGGCGGCGGTACTCCTCGTAGTTCTCCGCGTCGATTCGGACGATAGCGTGCAGGCTCTTTTTGCCGCTGTAGACCAGCGCCGCGACCGGGAGCTCCAGCTCGCGGATAATAGCGTTCTGCTGTTCGATATCGACGTTGTCGCTCTCCACCAGGGCGTAGCGGAACTCCGTTACGTTCTCGTTCTTGATACCCCTGCCGTCCAGCGGGTTGAAGCGTATCCACGCCCCCGCGCGCGGGTTGTAGTCCCCGAGGACAGCGCCGATATCGCCGCCGACACTTGATTGCGCGGCGTCCATGCCGCGCTCTGGGTGTCGGCTTCGCGACGTCGTGTCGCCGCCGCATTTTTTCAGCAGTTCGATGAGCTGACCCGCCGTGCGGTCGTAGGCGCCCTTGTTCGCGGGAATGAACCTGCCGTCCTTTTCGTAGCTCTGCATGACATAGCCGACCTTGTCCTCCGGCTCGAACAGCGCTTCCAGGTAGCGGATTATTTCCCGCGCGGGATTCCAGTCGGCGGGCGGGTTTATCTCGCGCCCCTCCACCCAGTTCCTGTTGACCACGACGTGTTCCTCCGGGGCTTCATATGATATCTCGTCGTCCCAGTCCAGGGCGCGGCTTTCTGCGGCGGGCATTCCGCGCTCCTTTGCGAGCTGGACTATCGTCGCCCCGGTGACGGGGTTCGGGTTCCCGCCGAAGCTCTCCCACTTCTTCGCGCACTCGCCGGAATGATAGCGGCTGTCGCTGCGGCTCCAGTCGTCCCACACGGAGCAGGGCAATCCCTCCTGCTTCAGCGCCATGCCGACGTTCACCCAGGTCTGATAGTCCAGCGACGCGGGGTCTATGTATTTTAAACATTCTGTTATATTCATAAGCACCTTTCTTTCAAATTCGGAATTCGGAATTATGAATTCGGAATGAATGTGTCCCGCTCCGCGGGACTGATTTAAATTCGATACAATCGGAATACGTCCGCGATAGCGGACACCGAAATTCCGCATTCCGCATTCCGAATTCCGAATTATTCTGGCGTGTATTCTGCGGGAATTACGCTGTGCGGTACGCGCCAGCCGTTCGCCGCTATCCGCGTTATCATATTGCTCGCCTGCTGGAACGTCCATTCCCCGACGTGCAGGAAGCCCTTGTTCTCCAGCAGGCGTATCTGCTTCGGGGTGGAAAGTCCGTCCATGCGGCGCTTGTTAAGGCGGTCGAGGAGCATTGCCGCCTTGCCCGCGTTCTCTATCTCGTTCGGGTAAATGCCGTACTTCTCCAGCGCGTCAAGCTGCTTCTGCGACGGCGGGGACATCTCCCAGCCGAACGACGGGACGTAGCCGGACAAGTCCTGCGCCTGTATCGACATCTCGAACTGGAGCGGGTCAACTAACGCGCGCTTGCGCTTTCGCATTTCGCTGAGCTGCTTCGCGAGGGCTTCCTCCCGCTGAGCTACTACGTCGGTTTCCGCTCTTTCTTCGGCTTCGGTGATGTCCAGCGGACAGCCCGCCGCCGCGAGGTTCTCCGTCATTTTCTGCGCCACCTCGTCGCTCTCGCAGATGAGGTGCGCGGGTCTGCACAGCTCGTGCCGCTGAGTATGCCAGAGGAAGTCCAGTAACAGCAGGTCTTTCTTGCCGGGGCTGAGCCGCGTTCCTCTGCCCACCATCTGGCAGTAAAGTCCGCGCACCTTTGTCGGGCGGAGGACTATCACGCAGTCCACGGAGGGGCAGTCCCAGCCCTCGGTGAGGAGCATTGAATTACAGAGCACGTTGTACTTTCCGGCTTCGAAATCCCGGAGTATCTCCGCGCGGTCGTCGGAATTTCCGTTGACCTCCGCCGCCCGGAATCCGCGCTGATTGAGGATATCCCGGAACTTCTGGGAAGTCTTGACCAGCGGCAGGAACACCACGGTCCTGCGGTCGGCGCAGTTGCGGAGCATTTCGTCGGCTATCTGATAGAGATACGGCTCGAGGGCGGTGTCGAGGTCTGCGGCGCGGAAGTCCCTAGCCTGGACGGAAACCCCGGTGAGGTCGAGGTTCAGCGGGATAGTCAGCGCCTTTATCGGGCAGAGGTAGCCCTCCCGGATAGCGCGGGGGAGCGTGTACTCATACGCCAGGGAATCGAACACCTGACCGAGATTCTTCATATCGCCGCGGTCGGGGGTCGCGGTCACGCCGAGGACTTTCGCGCCGCTGAAGTGCTGTAATATCCGCTGATAGCTGTCGGAGACGGCGTGATGTGCCTCGTCTATTATGATAGTATCGAAGTAATCCGGCAGGAACCGCGCGAGGCGGCTCTCCCGCATGAGGGTCTGCACGCTCCCGACGGTTATCCGCCAGAACGAGCCGAGGGAGGTCTCCTCGGCTTTCTCTACGGCGCAGTTGAGATTGCAGGCTTTATGTATCTTGTCCGCCGCCTGCTCCAGAAGCTCCCCGCGGTGCGCCAGAATGAGCACGCGCTCGCCGCGCTTCACGCAGTCCTCGGATATCTTCGCGAAAACTATCGTCTTGCCGCACCCGGTCGGGAGCACCAGTAAAGTGCGCTGTACGCCCTGCTCCCACTGACCCAGCACGGCGGCTTTCGCTTCGTTCTGGTAGGGTCGGAGCGCTATCGGCGCGGGTCTGACCGCAGGTTCGGCGTGGGCGGGCTCAAGTAAAGTGAGCTGATTTTCTGACATCGGGTATCACCACTTTCCGGGAGTGAATACGCCGGAAGGCTGATTAGCGGGGGCGTTCTGCGGAGCCTGCTGATACTGCGTCGGCTGTGCGTACTGCTGATACTGCGGCTGTGCCTGCGGTGCGCTTGCAGATGAATTTTCAAACGGATCATAGAACTTCTTTATATCGTTGGACTGCATGTCCTCGCCGTTCTTGCCCTTCCAGCTGCGGACGGTTATCTTGCAGCGGCCGTGCGCGCCGGGGACGGCGTTCCAGTTCATGCGGAGCGGTTCGCCCTTGCGCTTCAGACCGATACCCGTGAAGAACGCGGAGAGCAGTCCCTCGCAGCGGGTGTGCAGGAAAAGTCTGTGCCTGAGGTTCGCGTTGCTTCCGTCCGGCAGCGTTACCGCGAGGGTAACTATCGCCATGTTGCAGGGCGGGAGCTTCTCCGAACCGTCGTAACGTCCGCGCTCGAAGCCGGTCACGGTGAAGTCGTAGTCGCCCTCCGGGATTATCGTGAAGTCGCTCTCACGGGATATTTCGTCGTCCCAGCCTAATTCTCTTTCGATTTCTGACATTGTGGTGTCCTCCTATATAATGTTGCAGGAAGTTTTTCTTTCCTCCCTGACCGAGTTTAGCATGTAAAATACTGCATTTTACTGCAAAATCAGAACGGGTATTTCTGTTCGTTGATGAAATCAACAATCTGCTTCCACGCGCCGACCAGAACGCCGCTGACGAAATCCTCCGGGTAGGCGCTTATCGGCATATCCTCCGGGAAGTAGCCCTTCGTTGCGACCGCCGAGCGAATCTGCTGTTCTGTAATTCCGGACGCCGCCATAAGGTCGGCGAGGCTCTGCGGAATACCCGGCTGAACTGGCGCGGAAGCACTCGGAGCAGGCACCGTATCATTCGCAGGAATTGAAATCCCGTCCTGCGAAGCAGGACCCCTTAATTCCGAATTCCGCATTCCGAATTCCGAATTTGAAAAGATCTGCGCTATCTGCGCGTACTCCATCGGAATCTCCTCCGGGAGCCCGTAGCGGTTCTTGGCGTCCCAGCAGGGGTGGTGCTGGGTGTACATCACGCGGCGGTTCCCCTGCGCCTTGTGCTTCTTGCCGTCCTTGTCCGTCTGGACTACGACGGTCTTGTAGTTGCAGAACAGCACGATGTCCGCCCACTCCTTTATCAGCGGGGATATCTTGTTCGTGGTCTTGCTGCCGAGCTTCATCTCCCAGCGGTCGTAGCTTCCCATCTCGTCCGGCTGCTCGAACTTCCGGAGAGCCGCGTGCGCGGTCAGGGTGACGTTTATCCCGGCGTTTATCACCTCGGTGAGCTTGTTCAGGAACTTCCCGAAGCTCTCCTTTTCGAACTCCCAGCCCTTGCCGTAGCCGAAATCCTCGATTCCGGATTTGCCGTTCTTCGCGCAGAGGTCGGCTATGCAGAGCTGCTCCGCCCAGTCTACGGTGTCAATTACGAGGGTCGCGCAGGGGCGCTTGTCACGGACGAAATCCAGCTCCTGGAGGAGCATTTCCCAGCTTGACGGCGCGGGTAATCTCGCTACGTCGAGCTGCTTTGTAGAGCCCTCGGTGTCGATGAAAAGGGGGCTTGGGAACTGCGCCGCGAGGGTCGTTTTGCCGATTCCCTCCGCGCCGTAAATCACCGTTTTAACGGCGGTGTGTACTTTTCCGGTTGAAATGTTGAAATCCATCAGAATACTCCTTTACTCCAGGTTGCCCTCTGCGGGGCGGCGTCCGTGCCTGCGCTGGTGATTGTCGGCGCGGCTGTAGCGGCTGTATTTGCAGGCTGTTCAGTCGGCTTCGCATAGCCGTCCTCGATGATGATACTGCACTCGCCGCCGGTGCTGACGCGGGTCGCTATCACCTGCAAGCCCTCCTGCTCCAGCCATGCCCCGAACTCCGCGAGGGTCGCGGCGTCCATCTGCTCCAGCTTGTCCATGAGGACGAATCCGCACTGCGGGTTCAGCCTGCGGACTATCGCCGCAGATACCCGGAGCTGCTCCGCGCCGCTCATGCAGTCCCACTTTGCGCCGTTGTAGGTGAGTTCGCCCTCCTGCACGGAAAGTCCCGGCAGCGGGAGGTCTGCGCCGTCCAGCAGTGCGGTTTTCTGCGCGCGGATATCCTCTATCTTCGCTGTCAGCTCGTTGTACTGCTCGCGGGTCTCCTGCGCCTCCGTGAGGGCGCGGTCGCGCTCGCGCCTTGCCCGGACTTTCGCGTTGATAACGTCGATGTCGTGAATGCTCTGCTCGATCTCGGCGG